GACTGGTATTGTAACTGGTGGTCTTAATGTATCTGGTGCTAGCACTTTTTCAAGTCCAGTTCATGTTACTGACAATTTTAAGATTAATTTTGGTGATGATGATGACTTACAAATTTATCACAGTCCTAGTGCTGGGTCCATTATTCAAGATATCGGACCTGGAAATCTAAGCATTTTTGGTAGCAATGAAGTAATTATTGGCAACCAAAATGGTGCTGAAACTAAAGCAAAATTCATTACGGATGGAGCAGCAGAACTCTATTATGATAATGTCAAGAAAGTTGAAACCACTGCTAATGGTATTGATGTAACAGGAACGACAGAGACTGATCAGTTAAATGTCTCTGGTGTTTCCACTGTAGTTGGTGTAGCTTCATTCCAAAGTGATGTTTATGTTGCTGGTGATCTCAATGTAACTGGTGATATTGTATATGATGAGGTATCTGGTAGAAATCTCAATATCACTGGTATTGCCACATTTAATGATGTTGTAACAACTGGTGTTGCTAGCATTACAACTATTGATGCCAATACCATTGACACTCTCGATGCTAAAATTGTTACTGGTGTCATTACATCTCTGACTGGCACCTATGCCACGATCACAGACACGTTAACCGTAGGAACGGCAATTACCTTCAGAAGTGGTATTGTCAGTGCTACAACCCTTGCAGGTGAGATTGTAAGAGTCGATACAGCAATCTACGATAGTAATAATAATGTAGGTGCTGCTAATTCCATCCTTACTGTCAACACTAGTGGTAAGTTAATCTGGCAAAATCCACAAGACGCAGGTATCTCAACTTCTTTTGTTACTGGAAATACTTACTTTGTTTCTGCTAATGGAAGTAATAGTAATGAAGGAAATACTTTAGAAAGACCATGGAAAACTGTTAAGTATGCTCTAAGCCAAATTACAGATATTGGAGAGAATGATGTTTTAAATATTGCCTCTGGTGTTTTTGAGGAAGAGTTCCCTCTAAACGTTCCCGTAGGTTTAACAGTTAAGGGTGCTGGTCTTCGTGCTACGAAGATTATGCCAACATTCGCCACCAGACAAGAAGATTGTTTCTTGATGAATGACCGTACGGTTGTGGAAGACATGACCATTGGTGGTCTGTATTTTGATACTCCAAACAATAAGGGATTTGCATTCAAATATGCTCCAGGTATTGCTATCACAACCAGATCTCCATATGTTCAAAGAGTAACAGTCCTGAACTTTGGTAGCAATATTACTGCTGATGATCCATATGGATATGATTCAGCAGACTCTCCACCATCTTCTTACATTGCTGGTGGTGGTGCTTATATTGACGGTTCTCAATGTACCAGTGACTCTTTAGAAGCAGCATTCTTGTTCAACGAGTGTACTTTTATTGTTCCAAACAGTAAAGGTATTGAAATGACTAATGGTGCTCGTGTTGAGTTCCTTAACTGTTTCTCATACTTTGCTTCTATTGGTATTGCTGGAACATCTGGATCTGTGGGATTTGCTTCCACAGGTAAAACAAGACTAAAAGCAACTGGTATTACCACAACAATTGGTGTTGGCGATACGGTTACTTATTTTGATACAGACGGTATTACTGGTCTTGCTACAGGGATAGTTGCCTCAGCAGACTCAGGTTACTTTAGAATTCAAGGAAAGAGCACAGGATTTGAAGTTCTTCCAAATAGAACGGCACAAACTGTCACTTTCAATGGTAATGCTTCTATTTCAACAGCATTTCCTAAGTTTGGAACTGGTGCTCTAGTTCTCGACGGTACAAACGACTCTATCAGTGCTGAAACTGCTGGTGGATTCGGATTTGGTACAGGTGACTTTACTGTCGAATTCTTCATCAGACCAGATGTTTTAAGTGATAAGAAAACTCTGTTTGATTTAAGAGATGGTTCAGGAACTGATACTGCTCTCAACATTATTTCGATTGGAAATAGTATTGGTCTTCAAGTAGGAACCACGACTGCTATTCTTGGTAATACTGGTCTTAGTACAGAAACTTATTATCACGTATCGGTTGCAAGATCTGACACAGAGACTAAACTCTTCATTGACGGCACTCAGGAGGGTTCTACTTACTCAGATAGCAATGACTATGGAAGCACTAAACCAATGGTCTTAGGTGCCCAATTTGACGGCACTACAGATGCTTTTCAGGGTAATATCGATGAACTGAGGGTGGAAAAGGGAGTATGTAAGTATAGATCAAACTTCACAGCTCCAACTCAAGCACTTTTAGGTGATAGAGACACTTCTATTTTGCTCCACTTTGATGGTACTACTGGAGTTACAACAGCTCCTGATGATGTAATTGTCAATCAAGATATTAGAATTACTCAAGATGGTGGTATAGGCACTGCTACTAAGTTTACGTTGGCAGATTTCAGTCAGTTTGGTGCTGACATGAGATCTGTTGGTTGTGCTGTTGAATATGGTCAGCAAGGTGTAGTTGCTGATGGTGATGGTGTAGCATTGAGACTCTTTGCTATCAACTTTAACTTTGTTGGTTCTGGTAAAGATTTCACCAATGATCCTAACCTTGCTATCCAAGCAAATGAAGTTACTGAAACCAATAATGGTGAAGTTTCTTACGTCAGCATCGATCATAAGGGTGACTTTAGAGTTGGTGAGGCATTCTTTGTTGATCAAGAAAACGGAACAGTATCGTTCACCAACCAGGTAACAAGTCTCCAGGCACTATCATCTCTTACCATCACCGATGGTGTTGATAGTAGTGTTATTACACCAACTAGTGGTCAATTTGGAAATATTACTATTGCTGGAAACAATATTGAATCCACTGCTGGTGATATCAATATTGATCCAGCTGGATCTGGTGATGTCAACATCACTGGTAACGTAAACATTGCTGGTATTTTGACAGCACAGGTTGTTCAGATTGATGCTTTCCAGAAAGGTGATACTTCGATTGCTCTAGATGATTCTGGTTCTGATGGTACTATCAGATTCAATACTGATGGAACAGAAGGTATGAGATTAACCAATGCCCAAAGGTTGGGTATTGGCACACCTTCACCCAGAGCAAAACTTGATGTCATTGGTCAAACCTTAGTTGAAGATATCGATATTACTGGCATCGGTACAATTCAAACACTTGATGCTTCTCTTGGTGAGTTTGCTAACCTCTATGTTAATGCTGGATTTGCTACCAACTTCACATTCTCTGGAGTCACCGTATTTCAGGATGATGTTTTTCTTGGTGATAATGACGTATTGAGAATTGGTTCTAGTCAAGACTTACAAATTTTTCATGATGGGACTGATACTCATATCAAGAATATTAATCCCAATGAACTAAAGATATATGGACAGACAATCAGATTCCAGAATTCTGCTGCTGATGAGCAGTTTGCTTTGTTTACTGATGATGGTTCAGTAGATCTTTATTATGATAATGTAAAGAAATTTGAAACCTCCACTCATGGTGTAACAATTACTGGTGGTACTCTTGTTTCTGCTGCTTCTACATTCTCAACTGACCTTCATGTTGTTGGTTCGATTAGAGCAACTAATCTTCATAGTAATGGAGGAGACCTGGTAATTAGAGGTGGTGGAAATACCTCAACAAGAGCCGGATTTGTTCTTCCAAACTCAACGAGTGCTGATGTTCAAATTAACGGACCTTCTTCTGGATCTAGTGATATTGTTATTGATACCAGAGGAACTGGTGAGGTAGTTATCAAGGCTAGTGGAAGTCAGAAGTTTGCCACCACTGCATTTGGTATTGATATAACAGGTCATACTGAGACTGACACATTACAAGTCTCTGGTATTACAACAGCAGCTAACATTGAGATTGGTTCTGCTAGCAATAACACAATAAATAGCAAGACGGGTGCTCTGACCCTAAACTCTGAGATTGGCAGCAATGTTGCCATCAGCACTCACGTCAACATTGTCGGATTCCTTTCGGCAAGTAATGGCATTTATTATGATTCTGGTGAGTACAATGGTCCCAATGGAATCGCATTCTTTGATGGTGACGGATTAATCGTCAGCAGTGGTGCGACAACTAGTGGTATTACAACTTCTAATTATCTTCTCACAACTAACGCATCTGGAGTTCCAGTGTGGACAGACGTATTTGACGGAGGCTCCTTCTAATGGCACAACCATCGACTAGACAAGAATTAATTGACTATTGTCTAAGAAAACTAGGAGCTCCTGTACTTGAAGTTAATGTTGCTGATGAACAAGTAGATGACTCTATTGATGATGCTTTTCAACTCTTTCATGAAAGGCATTATGATGGTGTAATCAGAACGTTTTTAAAATATCAAATTACACAAGCTGATAAAGATCGTGGAAGAGCAGAGATTGATGGTGTGGGTGTTACATCAGAAACTGCTGTTGGGGTAACAACTAATTTTACTTGGTATGAAAATCAAAATTATATCCAAGTTCCAGACTCAATTATAGGTATAGAAAAATTATTTAAATTTGATGCTAGTTCCATTTCAAATGGAATGTTCAGTGTCAAATATCAGTTGTTCTTGAATGACATTGCTTTTGACATAGGATACAATGGTCTCCTGAACTATGCCATGACAAAGAGTTATCTGGAAGACATTAGTTTTCTACTAACCACAGATAAACAATTAAGATTCAACAAAAGGCAAAATAGATTATACATCGATATTGACTGGTCTAGTGTTGCTGTTGGTGATTACATTATTCTAGACTGCTATAGAATCATGAATCCAAACGATTTTAGTGAAGTGTATAATGACTCTTTTGTCAAAAAGTATGCCACTGCCTTGATTAAGAAACAGTGGGGACAGAATCTCATCAAATTTAAAGGAGCAAAACTCCCTGGTGGTATTGAATTAAATGGTAGAGAAATCTACGATGATGCAGTAAAAGAGATTGAAGATATTGAGAAGAGAATGCTATCTGAATATGAAATTCCACCCCTTGATTTAATTGGATAATGGCACTCAATCCTTTCTTTTTACAGGGTTCATCGAACGAACAGTTCCTTTTACAGGATCTGATCAATGAACACCTCAGAACGTACGGTATAGATATTCACTACATCCCAAGAAAAGTTTTGGGTTCGGATGATATCATCAGAGAAGTTGAAACTTCAAAATTTGATGATAACTTTGCTATTGAAGCATATCTAGAGAACTTTGAAGGGTATGCTCCTGGGTCTGATATCATGACGAAGTTTGGTATCAACCTTCAAAATGAAGTTACGTTGATTTTATCAAAAGAAAGGTTTGAAGAGTTTGTTCAACCTTTCATGGCAGATCAACCAGACGATGAAATGTTGATTGATTCGAGACCTAGAGAGGGAGATTTGGTATTCTTCCCCTTGGGTGAAAGATTATTTGAGGTAAAGAGAGTTGAACATGAACAACCTTTCTATCAATTAGGAACAAATTACGTTTATAAACTTCAGTGTGAACTCTTCCAGTATGAAGGTGAAGACATTGATACCAGTATCGACTTTATCGATACTCAAGTTGAAGAGCAAGGATACATTACAGAACTAACTCTTGTCGGTACAGGAATCACTGCTACTCTCAGGGTAGATAGTTTCCCAAGAACTGGAATGGTAAGAAGTGTTGAACTCACTAATGATGGATCTGGATACACAGCAGTTCCAACCGTTACTATCAGTGATTCTCCATCTGTTTTGACTAATGCTACTGCCAAAGCTGTAGCAATTACAACTGTAAGGTCTGGCGTTTACTCCATTGATAGAATCCTATTAACGAATACTGGATTTGGATATACTGAACCACCAACCGTAACAATAACTAGTATTGCTAATACTTCAATTGGTGCCACCTCTGGTGCTGTTTATGGAACTGGAGCAGCTGCTACAGCAGTTATCAATGATACTGGCATCACTTCAATTCGTGTTCTCAATGGTGGAACTAATTACTTCAATCCACCAACCCTAACAATTGATCCAGTCATTGGAATTCCTGCTATTCTTGAACCACAGTTTAATAATGGCACCATGACCCATGTCTTGATTAGAGATGCTGGTGAAAATTATGGTGGAAGTGGAACTCCAACAATTTCTGTAGACAGAACTGGAATTGGATCTACAGAGGCTAATAGTCTTAACTACCAGTACAATGAAGAAATCATTGGAGCTTCTAGTTCTGTTAGAGCTAAGGTCAGGAGTTGGACTGCTGACACTGGTATTATGAAGGTCGGAATAAATAGTGGTACTTTCTTCGTTGGTGAACTTGTAGTAGGTTCTAGTTCAAATGCTAGACGTAAAGTTCAATCATATGATACTTTCGATGATCAATCTCCATATGATCAAAACGATGAGTTTGAAACTCAAGGTTTAGACATTATCGATTTTACTGAAGAAAATCCATTTGGTACATTCTAATGCTTGGAACTTATTTTTATCACGAAATCATTAGGAAAACTATTGTTTCGTTTGGCACTCTGTTTAATAACATCCACATTCAACACAAAAATGATAGTGGACAAGTAATTGACGATATTAAAGTGCCATTGGCATATGGACCAATGCAAAAGTTTTTGGCAAAGATTCAGCAGCAGGCAGAACTGAGTAAACCAGTTGCTATCACTCTACCAAGAATGTCATTTGAAATGACTGGTATAGCAGTAGATCCCACCAGAAAAACTACAGCAACAAAAACATTTAAAGCAGCAACAGGCACAGGGGATGTACGAAAAGTTTACATGCCTGTACCATACAATATCAATTTCCAGTTAGCATTATTCTCAAAATTAAATGATGATGCTTTACAGGTAACTGAACAGATCTTACCATTTTTTCAACCGTCATTCAATCTAACGGTTGATTTAATTTCTTCTATCGGGGAAAAGAAAGACATTCCTGTTGTTCTAAACAGCATCAATATTCAAGATGATTATGAGGGTGATTTTACGACAAGAAGATCACTGATTTATACATTTGATTTTACTGCCAAGACTTATCTGTTTGGTCCTATCGCGGATTCTTCCGATGGACTCATCAGAAAAGTTCAGGTGGATTATCATACAAACACAGATCAAACTGTTGCCAAGAGAGAGCAAAGATACACTGCTGTTCCAGATCCAATATCTGCTGATCCTAGTGATGATTTTGGATTCAGTGAAACAACTGAAATGTTCTTTGACTCCAAAACTTATAGTCCAACCAAACAAGAGGATATCTGATTATGTCTGGATATGATGGTATCGATGACGCATTAGATACAACCAGTGAAACTGTAGATGTAACTCCCGTCAAGAAGAAAGAGAAACCTGATAGGTTGACAAAGAGTGACGTTGATAAAGATTATGAATATACTAGAGGTCAACTGTACTCTATTATTGAAAAGGGGCAAGAGACTTTAGATGGTGTTTTAGAATTAGCACAAGAAACCAATTCACCAAGAGCATATGAAGTTGCTGGTCAGTTGATCAAGAATGTTTCAGATGCCACAGATAAATTACTCAAATTGCAAAAAGAATTGAAAGACTTGAACGCTGAAGACAAGAAGAGTACAACCAATATTACCAACAATGCTTTGATCGTTGGAACAACTGCTGAGTTACAAAAACTGATCAAGCAAGGTCTAATGGACGAAAAGAAATAAATAAGATATATAATACTTTTTTGCAAGTATGGCACTGAATGAAAACAAAAGTGGTGATTCTTCTTTGCGTGACTGGTTTGGCAAGAGTAAGTCTTCTGATGGCAAGCCTGGTTGGGTTCAGTTGGGTGGCAAATACGCAGGAAAGCCCTGTGCCAGGCAACCAGGACAAACCACCAAACCAAAGTGCGGTTCTAGCAAAATGAAACGTGCTCTCTCCAAAGATGAGGAGGAAGCAGCATTCCGTCGTAAGCAAAAAGAAGATCCCAATCCAGATAGAAAAGGAAAGGCAATCAACGTGAAGACAGAATCTACTAAACTTTTGTCCCCTAAAGAACTGTTGGGTGAGAAGTGTTGGACTGGATACACTCAAAAAGGATTGAAGAAAAAAGGTAACCGTATGGTTCCCAACTGTGTACCTGTTGGTGAGGAAGCAGTTGATGAAGCATGCTGGAAGGGATATGAGAAGAAGGGTATGAAGACCATGTTTGGTAAGAGATATCCAAACTGTGTCAAGAAGAAGGCAACCAGAAAAGAAGAAGTTGAGCAGGTAGCAGAACTCTACAAGGGTAAGCACGGACAGACTGAGAAAGAGTATCAAGATTCCAGATCTGATGCTGGTAAAATGATCTCTGGTGATTCAAAGGGTAGTGGTGCAAACTATTCTTACAAAGCAAAGAATACTGGTCCTAATCCTGCTGGAGGTTCTAAGAAACCACAAGGTCAAGCCCGTATGGGTAAAAAAGATAGAGACTATCTTGCGTACCGTAAGGCAAACCTTAAGAAAGATGTAGCAGAAGGTGACAGTGCATTTGATTTCGTTAAAAATGAACTGATTAAAAAGCATGGTGCTGCTGCCATTATCGGAACTCCTGAAAACAAAGCAGCGACTGCTAAGCGGAGAGAGGAAGCGAAAAAGAATAAGAAGAAACCAGCACCTGACACTAGAACAGATGCTCAGAAAATGACTGATGCAACTGGTCCTCGTCCTGGTTCTCGTTATAGAGGAGACTGATTGACAATTAATTTATAGTATGTTATTATGTGGAAGATCTGGAAATATTCATTAGGAAGTTTTTCTGATGAAAAAACTCAGCGATATGACGATTACGTGGCTATTGTACGGAGCATTATATTTGTTTCTTACATGGTTACTAATTGTTTTATTGTTTCCGGGGTCGTAAGACACTGGGATAAAGGGAAGAGTGATCGAGTGGTTTATGGTACTGGTCTTGAAAACCAGCGAGGGTGCAAGTCCTCCGTGGGTTCAAATCCCACCTCTTCCGTTGTAGACAGTTTATAAAGTGTCCACCATGACAGAACTCATTGATGTTGAGTGCTATAATAAGGACATGAAAAACACACACCTTGAACACCCCGAAGATGCTGTCCTTCTGGGTCGTGAATCAACACGTCAAGTTCTTGACTTTTTGAGAGAGAAGAACAGCAAAGTTTCTGTTAAATGGGACGGTGCTCCTGCCTTTGTCTTTGGTCACAATCCAGAGAACGGCAAGCGTTTTGTTGGAACCAAGTCTGTGTTCAACAAGCGCAAGATCAAGATCAATCACAATCATCATGAGATTGAAGAGAATCATGGTGACAATCCACGAGTAGCAGCGATTCTGCATACTTGTCTTGAGTG